ATCGCTGCGAATAGCGGGACTCGTGACGATCCTTGTCAAACGCAATCATGCGAATTTTAGCGCCTACTGATTCAGTAACAACACCTTGGTTTGAAAGCGCTGCTTGAACTTGCTCAGAGTATGCCTGAAGCTGGCTTTGATAACGAGCAAGGCTAGACTGATACTCTTGCACTTCTTTTTCAAGCTGCCTCGCTTTGTTTTGCACCGCAACTTCTGTTGACTGAGATGCTGTTTGCGCTGCCTCACGAGATGCAATTTCTGCTTGCAAGTTATTTAGCTGAATACCAGCATTGTAAACAGCCAGTTCTTTTTCAAACTTAGAACGAGCATTTTGTAGCGCAGCTCCAAAGCGCTCAATCTTAATGCTGTTTTGAGTTCCGTAAAGCTGAATAAGGCGATCAAGTGCAACTACGTACTTCTGTATCTCGACCTCAACTTTTGCCTGATATAAAGCAAGCTCTCGCTCAAACAAAGAAAGTTTAAAATTGTATTCCTGAACGTCAGCCTCAAGTCTTGTTGCCTGGTTCCTTACGTTTACGTCAGTTGATGCTTGTGCATTTGCAACTGCTTCTTGAAGCGCAATGCGAGCCTGTTCAATTTTGTGGTTTGCGTCTTGCTGGTATTCAGCAACCTGACGCTGGAAATCGTTTATTTCTTCCTTGATATTTGTTTCGCGCTCGGCAAGCTGTGTTCCAAGGCGAGACAATATCACTCCCATCATTTCGCTATCTTCATCTCCCTCGTACGTGTTGTACTCGGTAAGATCAAGGCTGTTAGATGATTTTACATAAGTTGGAGCAGGGCCAAGCGAATCGATGCTTGTTGCAGCAACAGAAGCAAATTCAGCGTTGACATAATCCAAAGACGGGGCAGAAGGTGCCGTTGGCGCAGTGAGCGCATCAAGGCCATCAAAATCAGCAACAGATGGGGGTGTCACCTCGGCGTCAATTACTGGCTCAGTATAAACTGGAGCCGTTGGCAAAGCGCTGACACTTGTTGCTGACGGAGCAACCCCTATTGCATCTGTCGTGCTAAAGCTTGGAGCCGCTGGTGCCGCGGGAATTGTTGGAAGCGTTACGCTTGTCCCGTAGCCTTCGCGCACATCCACCATAAGCAAGTCAAAAACAAGCAGCGCGGCTCGCTCAATGAGCAGATCAACAAGCATCGTAGGCCAGCCGCTAACAGTGCTGTCATTACGCTTGACGTTGGGGAAAGAGATCGTGGTAATCGTGCCACCTTCTGGCTTAACGTAAGCCGTATTGTTTAGCACGTAGTAAACTGGGGTTGGCTCTCCTGTATTGGTCAGGCGAGAGCGCAGGGTTTCATCAATCAGGCGCGCTGGGTAGCCATTCTTGTGCGCTTTGACAATGCGCTTATTGGCTACGCTTACGCCATTTGTTCCGTCATCAGTTTCTTCTGAGGCAAACGACATAAGCATTGCCTCAGGAAGCTCAGCAATGAGCAGCCGAGCAGCTTCATCAAGGATCTGCTCAAGCCGCGTTCCGTAAGGGTAAGACCCTACAAGGGTTTCTATTCTATCAGAAAATGTCATTGCCGTTGTATGATTTAAGCGACATTGGGCGGGGGCTTTCGCCCCCACCCTTTGCCACTAAGGTTTTGTGTTACGTTTGCAACACAAGCCCATTACGAGAACTTCATGATCGCGTGCGTTTCAGGCAGCGCAATCTCAAGACCAGCTTCAGTCAAGATCATATCCTGACGGCTGTCAGAATCGTTTGCCTGAACGTTGGTCATGATTACCGTGTCGCGGTTGTTGCCGTTGCCAACGAGAGGGCGGTAAGCCACGTTAGCAAGGTCAACTGCAACAGCGTAGTTTTCGTAGGGGCCACGCATGAACGGCTCCATTACGAAGTGCAGCGTACCGTACATGGTATCTACTTTCGTGATGGTGTGTCCAAAAGCGCCCTGAATGTTCTGGATGTCAAACTTGTACTGGGAAGATCCAACCGTGTTATTCAGGAAGGAACCAGAGCCAAGTTTGTTCAACCACGTAAGCACCTTCCGCGAAGCCAGAACCAGCTTGTTACCGCTGTTTCCAGATTCAGGCGAGAAGAACGTCTCAGTCGTGTCAAGGAAGTCATCCCAAGCAGAAGAGGCGTAGGTAAAGTCAAACACAGAACCATTGTTCTCCGTGTAAGTAACAATACCGTGCGTGTGACGCTCAGGACCGCTTCCAGACTCGTCAGAGCGGCCAAGACCAAAGAGCATAGCTTTCTCAATGTCAGCTTTGTGTTCTTTGAGTTTCTTGGCGTATACGCGCTTGAACTCGTCAGGGCGACCGCGATAGCGGGTGGCGAGTGCCGTACCAGAGAATACGGGTACCGCCGTCTTGAAGATCTGGCAGTAACCTTCACGGTCGTACAGTTCGTCTTTCCATGCGGAGGGAGCACCAGTAGCTTCAGCAAAAGCAGAGCCTACGATCTCAACAGCAGCGTTGTCTGCGAAAGCACACGTAGCAGAGAAGAGAGGCGTAAGATCAAGCTGAGCAGCCGTATTGGTGTCTGCCGTCAGGTCAGGCGAGCCAGTCACTTTAAAGTGACGAACCGTGCCAGTCGTATCAGCAACCGCGAGAATCTGACCTTCAAGAACGAACTGCGGGGCAACAGGAGTGCTAACCTCGCGTCCGTAAACATCAAAATCAGAATCTACTTTAGCGATGTTGGCAACCTGCGTACCATTGGTGTAGGCAGCAGACGCAACAGCGCCTTTAACTTTAGCGGTGCGGCGCTGCCACTGGTGACGCTCTTCAAGCATTTTGAAGACGGGATCATCAGTAGGTTTGTTAGCAACGCCTTTGAGGTAGGTAAAGAACGGTGATTCAATAGGAGCCAGCTCAGCAACGCGTTCGCCAAAGTTGAAAAGGCGACGATTGTTGTCAATGCTTACTCCCTGAACCGCCGAGCCTTGCGGAGAGTATTCAGCCATTGTTTTTTACTTGTTTTTACGCAAACGGATTTTTGCTCTTTTCAAACGAAAGAATCTCGTCAAACATGGATGACTCTACTGAACGCGGCACATCTTTCTGCCCACCAGCCGTAGTTGATGGAACTGGAAAGTTTAGGGCTTTATTGCGCTGCTCAAGTTTGTCTGGAGCCGCTCGCATTGCCTGAGGCATTTGCGGAGCAGCACCACTCTTAATCTTGTACAGCGTAACAATATCCTCAGGCGTAACCTGATATTGTGCCGCCCAGTTTGTCACCATGCCAGCTTCTTCGTCTGAAAGACCAGAGGCCGTAAACGTGGTTTGAATTTCGCGCAGTTGAGCCTGATGCTGCATCTGCGCCTTTTCTTGTTCAAAAGCCTGATAGATTGGAGCTACAAGTCCCTGCATTTCTGCCAGTCGCTTTTCCATTTTGTAGTCCGCAAGCTCAGAGCGGTATTGCTCCATTGCAAGGCGGTACTTAAAGGACTCGCTATCTGGCTCCATGTAGGCATCATGGTCGCTATAATCAGAAGGCTTATTGGGTTGTGCTGGCTCCTGTGGCTCACTCTTGGATTCAGCCGCTTTCGCGCTGGAACCCTCGCCAGAAAGTGACCGCTCGACCGTAGAAAACACTTCTTGTGCAAGACGCGGATCAGTTTGGACGTAGGACCATAACTTGTTTACGTCTTCTGCTTGTGTTTTGTACGAGTCAAACTCACTTTGCAGCTTGTCAAACTTGGCTTGCCAATCACGAACACGTTGCTCTTCTGGCGAGATTTGCTGCGGTGTTGCCACCTGCTGCGGAACCTCTTCATTCTGAGCGGAGAACGCCTCCTCGTCATTATTAAGCTCTGGAAAAAGGTCAGCAAACGGATCGTAGCTTTCCTGCTCCAATGCAGACTCAAATGCGTTTTCAGTTTCGTTTGATAATGCCATTATGTTGTTTGGTTGGTTTTTAATATAGTTATACTAAAAACTCATAGCAAGGTTAAGAATTTTTAGATTCAATCTTTGCTTGAGCTTTATAGATTTGTGCTGCCGCTTGTGCGTCAGACACAATTTTGTGCATGTCAGCGTCTGCTTTTGCAACACTAACTCGCTGCCGCGCGCTAATAGCTTCGCGGTCTGCCGTCTGCAAGTCGCCCTTAAGCTGTGCGTTTTCTTCCTGAAGCTGCGCAACGGCTTGCTGAAGTTGAGATACAAGAGACATGCGCTCAATCACTCCTTCAGCGTCAATAATGTCTGTCTTCTTCAGAACCTCAGACTGGTCAATTAGGCCCATCTGGTACATCTGCATGTAGTACTCAAGCAGTGCCCAGCGGTTAGACGGTAGCGTAGAGCCAGCAACCATGCGCACATCGTAAGCGCCAACGCTTAGATCGTTAATGCGCATAGCCGCACCAGTGCGATCATCGTAGGACCAGAAGTTTACAACCGTTTCTTTTATGCGATTGTTGGGCTGGAGCAAACGAATTACGCGCTCTTCGCGGTACACGTACTGCATAAACTGAAGGGCAACGCGAGCCACCTGCGAGAGAGCGGACTCAATGTCATCAAGCTTGGATTTGATACGGCGCTGTCCGTACTCATCAATGGCAAGCGTACCACGGTATGTAGCAGGTGCGCCAGTTGGATCTCCCTGCTGCACAGAGAAAACTCCAAGCTCGCGCTCAATCTGCATACGAAGTTCAGCCGCGTAGCTAAAGAGTGCTGCTGGAGGGGCAAGCGGAGAGATTACCTGCGGCACTCCCATTTCAGCATCAAACTCAATAACGGCTGCCCCGCTTTTGGCAAAGTCCATCTCAATGTTGTCCATGTCAACAGAGCCACGCGGGACGAACACCTTGACGTTGGTGCTGTTAGCAAGGTTGGCTATGATCTGGCTATGGATCTTATTGATAGACTCCTGAATTGGTCGCACAAACTCAACGTCACTCATGGGATACGGGTCGTGATCCCAGCGTCCGTGAATGGGCGTAAGCGGGTAGTTGTTTACTGGCAGGTATCCTTTCCAATAAAGCTGTCCGCCAATGGTAATTACGTGCATGATGCGGTCGAGCAACACGCGGCGGCGCACAATCTGCCCAGCTTCAATTAGCTCTGCGTTGTTTGTGATTTGGATGGTGGCAACGTTGCCCTGTTCATCAACTGGGATGACATATACCTTATCGTCTTCCGTTGGCTCTGCTTGCTCAATAAGCTGGAGGGCTGACTGTACCATGTCTCCAATGAAGACCTGCTGGCTTCCGTCAGGCATTGTGATAACGACTGCTGGAGTCTCAAGGTATTGCTCAAATTCTTCTGGCAGGTACACTTGCTCAACTCCAGTAGGGCGCTCAGCGATGTGCTGATACTCGATTCTAACCTTTGAGTAGCGTTCCAGAATCTGATAGCGGCTATGGTGGTTATCGTAGACACGACCACGAGAAAAACCACGATTACCTTTAAGAGAAGAAGTGAACTCATCATAATTGTCATGGATAGTGTTTGCCGCTGGCAAAACACCCGCTGCGTCAGGCCAGATTGCAAGAATCTGCTCAGCGGTCATTAGGTTTTTAATAAGGATATGGCTTGCGTCACGCCACAGGCGGTCGCGACTATTGGGGTCTGGGTAGACCATCAAGGAGTCAATAGCGCGAAAGCGAACAGCACCTTTGCCATAATCCGCATCTGGATCAACGTAGGTTTGAATTACCCCGCGACCAGTCTGATAGTAGTCGTAAAGCGCAATCTTAAGCTGCTCATTGCCATGCGACTTATACCAATCATGGCTTACCAAATCGCTAATTGCGTTTGCTGTTTTAACGTCAGAGTCCTCCTCAGCAGTGGCCTGAAATGCTGGCGTATTCGCTGTCAGCATGGATACAGCCTGCTCCATAGCAGGCCACAAAACGTTGATTGGCGTTGCTGCCTGTCCGCGTTCGTTCAATACGTCAATTTGCTCTTTCGTAAACTGAACGTTGTGAACAAAGTCTTTTGATTCTCGACCACGGCTACTCCAGTCATGCTGTGCATCAGAGTAGTGCTGATACAACTCTTCCGTCAACTCAACGTCACGATCCGTACTCGTGTCCTGCGTTGGTTGCTCTAAGTTTTCGTATTCGTGAGTGTTAGGATTAAAGTGATCGCCAATCATTCTATCATCCAATCGTAAGTACGTTTATTTTGCAAGTTACGATTACTTTTTGTATCAGACAAAATAACGTCGTGGTAGGGAGGAAACGCGCCTTTTACTGCATAGAAGAAAGCATCAATCGTATCATCATGCTTTCCTCTTGGGAAGATAAGAAGTTCATCTTGAAAATCTTCCATGTTATTAGTTTCTTTGTGACTCTTGCGAAGATACACATTACCGCGAGCAAACATTGGCTGCAATCCTTCAAGTCGCTCAGTTTTTCCTTGTCGCGGATTATTTTTTATGTCAAGGCCAGGAATATACATGCCCCTGTCCCTGCGTATGTAGTCTGAAATCATAGACTGGTATCCCACCGTTTCAATCTGGCTCTTCATTGGGTGGTATTTTCTGTAATAGTCTATGATCTGATTAGCAACGTCAATTGGCTTCAGGCGCTTCCGCATGTAGTCAATGCAATAGATGTTCCTATCAGCGTCCATTGCAATGACAAAGATACACGTGTAGTCACTGCGCCGTGAGAGCGTGGACGCTGGATCAACTCCCATGAATATGTTGACAGGAACATTTCGTCCATTGATGACCAGATAGCTCTTTTTGTTTTCATCAGTCTTTAGCTCTCCCTCCCAATGGCGTAGGTAGCTATGGTTAAAAAGCTGATCCTCGTCACCAATAACTTCGCACATGAACTCGCGGTAAAACGAGCTAATGCGACCTATTTCATCAAGAGATTTTTTACGCTTGAGAAGCTTGTCTAACGGCCAGATTTCAGGCCAGAGAGCCTTTTGCACTCCCTCTTCTGTATAGATTGCTTTGTAGTGTAGCGTTGTCCACTCTTCCATTTCGCCAAGAGTAAACACCAAGCTATTCTGAACCAGAGGCGTACCAACGTTAATGACTCGCCCACCCTTTCCCAGCGCTGGCATAATCGCCTGAACAAACCGCCTAAAAGTTTTATCAACTGCATCCTGTGTCTTTGTGTTTTCCTCGCTTTCAATATCGTCCCCAACAATGAGAGACGGGCGCATACCATCAATGTTTAGACCGCGTATCTGCTGCTCCCATCCCTTGCAGATAATGACTGATCCATTGTCCAAATGGATAATATCCTCTCGCCATGTCTGAGCGTTCTGGCTTCCGTGGTAGCCAAAGATGGCGTGGAAATGCCTATTATGCTCCAGAATGTTTTTGATTGTAGTCAACGTGTTAACCGCTGACTGCCTACTCTTAGAAGTTAGCAGGACGAACTTTGGCTTTGGTGGCTTGCCATTATGCAGGTCCTCACAAAAAATGTGCCAAAGTGGGTAGACCTGTGCAGTTAGTGTTGTCTTTGCGTGGCCTCGCGGGGCGATAATGTTTAGTAAGTCATGCTTCTTGTCCATAAGATGATCCGCTACCTCGCGGTGCATCTTGGGGCTTTTCTCGCTAAAAAGCATGGGTAGGCAAGCCCTACCCATAAAAAGCATGTCTTTTATGCAGCTATCAAATACCTCCTGATTTGTCATTGGCGCAATTCTTCACGCGAAAAGGTAATGTCTACGGGAATGGAATCTGATTCATCCCTGCCAAGAATTGATCGAATGGCATTTCTTATTGATGGAGCGTATGCAGAAATTTTGCTTAACATAGACGCTCCCTTTGCGCCAGCTTCTGAGCGCTGCTTTGCAATTCTGAGATTCTTTTCTTTAGTATCAAAATCGTATTTGTCAACAACTCTGACGTTTCCAGAATCGTCTCTTTCTACCCCAAATCTGCCAAGTATATATGCGACCTCATTGGCGGCTCGGTTGCTTGATTCTTTTTCCTCTGTTACTATCCCTCCCATGGTTCCGCCGCCTCGACTGTGATATTGCTCGTAAGACCTTACGCCGCCCTCTTTTACAAGCTCTTTTATTAGTTCGATTCCCTCTTCGCTAAAATCATCTCGCGTAATGCTCTTTTCTCCTCCAAACGTAAAGCGCAGCAACGCTTTCAGTGGGTTTGCATAGGATACCACCTTGTCATAAGCGCTTCCAGCAGATTCAATCAGCCCACCTGCAAGTCCAGCACTTCGTAGTTCATTTCCAGTACTTAACTCTTGGCCGATACTAATAAGGTTTGGGTTGGCAATCTTATTGATTCTAACAAGCTCCTCTACGGAGACCCCAGTTCTGGCCGCAATCTTAGAAAGATTGTCCCCAGGCTGGACAACTATTTTTTCTGGCGTAGAAGAGCCAGCTACAAGATCAAGTAAACTTGTTGCCATTTTTTTACCTTAAAAATTTGCTACCAATAAATTCTCCTATTTGTAGCTTTTGTTTCGCTTTGTGTTGATGTTCCAATTTTATTGGATGACACTACTTTACTCATTTGTATCATTGAATTTTTTTCTTTGCATGGATTCAATAAGTGCTTGGCGGGCCTCAATATCCTTTTTAATTCTAAATGCAGCGTCTACAAGCTCATCCTGATAATACTCCAAATTGCCCTGTTCAGATTCAATATCAAACTTGGGATTAAGCCCAAGTCTTTTTGCAATTACGTATCCAGTCAAATCGGCATCATATTGGCTACCATAAGTAGACTCTGGCACCAATTTCATATCCTGAAGATAATGCCCGTATTCGTGGCCAAGGATAAACGCCTTCGCAGTCTCCTCGTCTTCTGGCGGCAAAACATTCCTTACTCCCTCGCGCATAAGAAAATCAGTTACATTTCTGCCTAATTGAATCCTCGGCGCATGAGCTCCAAATGCTGTTTTCCCCATGTAGTTGGCATTTTCCATATCAACTCTTGCATCAAGGAAATGCGGTTTGTCCAGAGCTGGCCTCTTCAAATTAATTCCGCCTATTTCCAAGTATGCTCCCCCATACTTATTGAGCGCATCCAAACCTTGCTGCGTCTGTGCGGTGCGAGTTGCATCATCCCGCTGTGCATAAATGGCCTCTCTGCGAAGATCGCTGACTGTTTTGCTGGCCGCTCTTTTTATAGCAGCCCTAAACAAACTTTCATTTTGCTGTTCTTCTTCCATTATCGTCTGTACAAAACGTTTTTGGATTGAGAGTGGCCGTACTGATTAACGTGCGGTAGTGTTTTGGCTCCAGATGCAACTCGTGCTTGCGGGGATGCGGTTAGCATATTGACAAGCTCGCGCTCTCCCATGAGCATGTCCAGCGCAGTGTTGCCGTAGTAGCCCATAGTTGGCGGCGTGTTGCGCGCCTCCATAGACTTTGCAAGAGCAGCCTGTACAGACTGCAACGCGCGCTGCTTTCTAATCTGCATCAACGCGTTTACCGCGTCCTGCATTTCCATGAGTTGCTGCTCGTCCATTAGAACATAGAGGTTTGCGTGTCCTTCTTGGCTCGCTTGTTTGCTCGCCAATCAGACTCAATTTCTGGATCACACATTGTACATACGTAAGATCCTGATTTTGTAGGAAAAAGTCTAATGGCCCAGTTAATATTTTCAACTGGATCTTTTACCCACTGCGTTGTGTTTTTGCCACAAATGTGACAAAAGTTATTTACCTGACTTCTTTGGTCGCCCAACTTTTTTGCCCTCTTCTGGCTCTTCTTCTTTTACTACTTCTTTCACTGGTGCAGCTTTAACTGGAAGCCCGTTAACCGAGTAGTTAAATGCAATACGCATGGCAGCGCGCTTGTCAGTAGAAGGGTGTACCTCTTCCATTGTTTCGCGATCTACAACAGCGTAGCCGTTAGCTGTGGGCCAAATTTTATATCCTTTGCTCATTGGTCTAATTGTTTGGTTTCTTCTCGTGCTGCGATCAGGTGGTCGAACCTAATGCCGCCCTCAAGTTTTTCAGTTACAGTCACCTTGTCTGGCGTAAGGTCAAGCATTTCAATGAACTGCTTATTGGCCTTCTCCGCAACGCCAAGCTGCCCAGAAGCAAGCGCGTCCTCAATAATCTTCTGGTGCTGAGTGATAACGTGAGCGGGCGTAATGCCATGCTCTGCCATCAATCCAGTTAGTTCGCTTCGTAGCATTGCTTTTCCAGTCTTTGTTCTTACTGCCCTTAAAAAAGTTGCTTCGGGAATTTTTTGGTCGGGCCTGTAAAGATTCCCTATTTCGGATAGTTGTTCTTGCGAAAGAACGCCTTTTTGGGTGACGTATAAAAATGCGTATTGTTTAAGCGCCTCTTTAAAACGCTTGCCAGCCAAAGAGTACTCGTAAGAACGCTTAGGGCTGTGCCAAGAATATACGCCAGCTTCGCGAAATTCTTCATAGTTAAGTTGCCTCTTGCTTCCTGTACTCCAAACGCGGCAATACGGCAAGATAAACTCGTACTTGGGCCGACCCCTGAAGGAGTACGGCCCATTCACCCTGATTATCTGGGCAACGTAGCCATCGTCAGATAGCACCCACTCACCAGCGGTGGTGGCTTTTTTGTAATGAACATAGCCTATACCAGCGGAGTCCGCCTCTTCCTGCGTATAGACCGCATATTCTCGCTTGGCTTTTACCCCAGTAGCGTCCGTCAGCGTTCTTGTAATCTTATCCACGCATCTTACGTTTAAGTTTAACAAGCTTGAGCTTGAACCAGCGCTTGGCTCTGACAACGGGATCGTGCTGTTTTGCCCAGCGTTCCCACACTTTAACGGGGTCTTCAGTTGAGTCGTAAAGGATCATCTTGCGTTTTCTCCAGCAACATCCCTTTCAGGAGTACCATATAGCCAATTATGTCGTGAATGGCATCTTCAAACGATTCCCCCTCTACAAACAAACGCCCTTGGTCGAGAAACGACCTGATGCGCTGCATCTTATCCTGAACTCGTATAAGTAGCCCTCTCTCTGGGGCAACGCCCTCAAGCTCAGATAACCTAAAGTTTGCAAATGGATCAGCAGAAATGCCTGTGTAGTCAGCGTTCTTTTGACGCAACGTGGCCACAATATCCTCAAAGGTAGCGCCCACCATTGCCTCATACTCTGCCTTTGTCATCAAAACCTGTTCTCTTGTTTTACAATATCATCCCAATCATTGTTGCTGAAGTCAGCAAGGTCCTCGTTCTTGCGCGCTTTTGCCTCGCGCTTTGCTTCAATCATGCGCTTGTTGCGCTGCCCGTTCCAACCTTCGTCTTCCCAAGCATCGCGCACACTACGTTTTAGATTCTTTCCCATTACTTTTTACCCTTCACAACTTTCTTTTTTGTATACGGCATTTTAACTGTTCCCATTTTTGTCTTCTTGTACGGCATAGTTAGCTACCTTTTTTCCATTTAGTGGACGATGATTGTGTCTTGCTTGGCGACCACTTGACCTTATCTGCCCAGTAAGCAGCGGACATGGGGCCTTTGGCAATGTTTTTAGCGTGGCGGCTCTTAAATGCCTCGCGCTGACCTGCGGTCTGATTCGTTTTTACGCCCTGCTGCCCAAAGCGGATCATCTTGATCTCCTCTCCCTTCTTCACCAGCACGGCGTGTGACTTGGTTCCATGATTGGGAGTGCGCTTAGGCTTGTTGTAGCCCTCAAACTTCTCCCCGCGATACTCAATAGCCATAGTAATAACACGATATAGTTAAGGCCAAAAATGATAACCCGTCCCGCGTAGCGGGACACAGCGCGTCAGCGCTGTTACCAAACCCAACCTATAAAAAAAGAACTACTTTTTAAAGATTGTCTCCCACTTTTTCTCCCATTCCTTAATAGTAACGGTTGTGGGCCTTCTTTTGCTGCCTTTTCCGTTCATTATTGGATACAATAAACCTATTAGTGTGCAAAATGACCAATGGTCAGCAGATATGATCCGTATTCACCACCATACGTAGGGAAATCTACTCAGTTTGGTCTACGCAAGCCCCGTAAGGTGCGGCTATTACCCCGCATTTGCGCCCAAGTAGCTCACAGCGGCTCCTTTGATATTGGTTACTTAACTAACAAGCGGCTGTTTTTGCTGTCTGCCACAAGAATATATTAGCTTTTGGGAGTGCGTACAAACCCAAAAATTGTATCAGAATGTGCGACGGTGATATGTATGCAGAAAACCGCCTTTGTTAGGGTGTATAGGGGGTTTTCACCGTTAGAATTTTACGTGAAGCTTGCTATCTGCCAGCTAAAGCTGTCAGTTGGGCGCCCACTTCGCTCGCTTCGCTCGCTCGTGGACTCGTGAGCTGCGCTCACTCGTGTCTGTCCACACACCTGCGCACGCTCATGCGTACCCTCTTTTAAATCCTTACGCTCACGCTCCACGCACTCTCCCCTTCGTGCTACCGTTCTTGTTAGTGTGAGGAGGTTCTCCTCCTTGCTCATGTTCTTGTTAACCAACCATGGAGGTTGTTATGGTAATCCTTCGCATATCAGCAACTTATGGCGCTCATCCACAAAGCGCTACGAAAAGCTATGTTACGCATAATCACACCTTTGCAGATCCTGCAAAAGCAGCCGATTTTGGCACCGATTGGCTTTGGGGAGAAGCGGTGTGGTTTCCTATTGGCGCTCCAAAAAGGGGCCAGCACCTGATAAACGCTTCGTTTGTTATGTACAGCACTCACTCAGACGAAGAGGGCAATCTTGTGCGAGACGGAATCATTTTCCGCGAGCACAAAAACTTTGCATGGAGATTCTAATTCATGCAAAGGCTCAGCCCCCGAAAGGGGGCTGCGCTTTCTTTCTAACCACCGTTCTTGTTAGTGTGATGGGACGATTTCCGTTCCACGCCAACGCTCGTTTAATCCAAACTTGGAGGTTTGTTATGAGCAATCTGAAGTCCCTTAGCGCCGTAATCCTCGCACGCGAAACCGCAGATGAGGCGCTCGCAGAACTGCGCGTTGACGCAGTCATGGAGAACCCTCGTAGTGATGAGGCCGCTCAAGCTATTGAGCACCTCATCGAGAACTACGAAGAGGTTTGCATCGCCGCGCGCTTTATTGGCGAAGGCGATGAAGCGTACTCTGCCGCTTACAGCGGCATCGCCCGCTACGTCAGTTTTCTGCAAGCGAAAACTGCCGCAGTGAGCGACATGCTTGACGCTGGCTTCTACCGTGGTAAAGTCAAGAACGACTTTCGCCACACCGAAGCTGGTGTAGAGCGCAGCTTTATCGTGCGGCTTAGCCCCACGAAAGCTCGCAAGTCAGAGGGTTTCACCCTCTGATTGGAGAGCAAGCCCCCCGAAA